CTGTTACATTGAGGAATCTTCCTGATCTCAAAGCCTCTTCTGCCGCTCTCCTATCCTCCTCTTTTTCAGCAGAATCTATTCCAAACATGCGGTCGCGCTCTTCTTGAGCTTTCATCGCACCTCGCTCGCCTTCACCAATTGCTATTGGGACAGCGGCTGCGGGTGTAAGTAAAGCTTTACCCACATTTCCAACGCCCTCAAGGTTAGCAATATCACCCAGCCCAACGTCAGCTCGCAAATCAGCCAAGTTGGTTGAGAGCTTGTCTACCTTTGAAGCTGCAGCAGCAGCCTTTTCTCCTAGTGCTGTTCCTACTTGGGCATCTAGTGCGGATTGCAGGCCGGGGTTAGTCGAAGCGCCACCTATCGCTTGTTCTGCGGTAAAATTAGCCACATCAACGCCAGCAGTAGTGGCCGCCTTTTGTGCTTCGCCCAGAGCAGCAGCCGTTTCTCCTATTGCTGGGTTAGCAAGATCTTTGGCAGCGCCCAAAGCTTTTCCAATGCCGAACCCTGTAAGTCCAGATAGCAACCCTTCTTTTATGTCACCTGTTACCGCTGTAGTAGCGAGACCAGAGCCAATCGCTGCCATAGCTGGTGCTCCCAGACCACCCAGCCCAAGGCTTGTAGCTAAAGCGCCACCCGCCAGTGAACTACCCGCTAGACTACCCAGCAGTGGAGCTATAAAGGGCAGGAACGCTTCAGGCTGTCCTGTCATTGGGTTAGTTGTGAGCTGCCCTGTGGGCGACAGAGATGCGATACCAGCCACCTCTATAGGGTTCATGTGAACCATCATGCTGTCGCCGTATCTGCCTTGTTGAGCCATCTGCTCTGCCATAGGCTGCATTGGGAACGGGGGTTGTTGATTCATCATTAGCTGGTCTCCACTCCAAACATATTGAAGCTAACATTTGCTGCACTTGCGTAAACCTTTACGACATCTGATTGTGCTAAACAGATCCCAATCACAACTGTTCTACTGGTCGTTGCTGCTAGGTCTTCATCATAAAAAATAAACTGTTTGTCATCTGCTGTAGCGCCGCCGACATGAATGCTGACCCTAAACGTGATCCCAGAGCCACCCCGGTTACAGATCACCAAGGAGCTGACGGTTGTTTGTGTCAGGTCAGGGACGGTATACAGTGTGGTTACGGTTGTCGCACTGACATCAGCCTGCCCCAAAACCTTGATAACGTCTGTCACGAAGCACCCATCAAAAGGAACTGAAAACGCCGCATGGCAAGTGATCCGGTCTTGTCATCTTGCGTCTTGGCAACAAGCACCTCGTTTTCGATCTGATCTAACGAAAGCTCAATCGTTCTTCGAGTGATAGCTTCTGAGTTAGGATCATAGACTGGTGAAGGAATAGGTAACGTTGTCTTTCTTGTCGTTGCCATTAGCGTCTTCCGTCCTGCCTCATGTCAAACCTCAAGCTACCTAGCCGCCATCCGTATCCCAAGCCAGAGCTTTCCACCCTTAGCACGGTGTGCCTAGCCCTAGCCCTGATGTGATTTTGTTTTGTCGAAGAGGTGACACTTGATGTCGCCAGAGTGCTTGGGTCTTCCAGTGGGAAGTTGCTTCCCTTCACTGTCAAGTCAACTGATGCGTCACTCGTAGAACCGCTAAACTTAAAGTCAGGCAGTATCCTGCTAATCATCATAAACCGCTCGCCATCACCGATCTCCAAATCACCGGACTCAACAAAAGCCGTCATCGCTGATCCATCATCGTCATGGCCCACTTCATGCTCAAACAAGTAGTTCACCGCAGAGTTACTATCAACACATGTTGACGCTATCGGTTTATTCCTTACTGAAGCACCGGCCCATGCCCCTCTCGCCAGGGTGCCGACAGACCAGAGATTGTCTGCGTAGTTGTACGAGACGTAGTTTGTTATTTCTGTGTTACCACTACCTACAGGGTAGAACCAAATCACTTCAGAGAATGCGTTGTTTTCCGCTGCAAATACCTTGAACGATTGATCTTCGTTCAGGTTTGAAAAAACATGTTCTTTTACCGTACACGGCAATGGTTGCACTGATCCGTTGTAAACGTAAAAGCCACCTTTATCCATGAAGAAAACAGATCCCCTCGCGTTTACCGCCGCCTTTGGCGATATCATGGATATATCTGTGCTCAACGTTGAAAACTGAAAGGTAAAAGGCGCTCCAACAAAGCGCATAGAGTGAAGACTGGCATCAGTCCAAATCAGTATTTCTTGCCTCGCCTGCAAGGCACCAATAATTTCTGAGCCAGAATTGATTCTTACACCACCAGCCGTATTGGTTGCTGTTGGTGTCCAATCTGCCGCATTTTGTTGATCTGAAAAACGAACAAACAATGGGTCAATATTGCTAGAGCCTATGGGGTTTGAGCCAAAAGCAATCACATGTTGATCGATGTCAGAGACCATCACCTGTAAAGCAACAGTCGGAACATTGGATGCCCCGCCTAAAGCTGTAGCATTAATGGCTCTAGCACCTGTGCCAGATGACTCATCCCAGTAATAAATTCCGCCGCCTCTAATGTTGAAGATCAAATCTTCGCCAAAGTTATCTTGGCTGATTAATCGAAGCTGACCAGACGCAGAGACACTGCTAGAACTACCCCATGTACCAGAACCCCAGCTACCAGCCCCGAAACCAGTGCCTTGCACAAACGCATTTAGGCCAGTATTAATCTGATATGCGCCAACAACAGAGCTGCCGCCATTACCAGAGTCACTAGAGTTTGCAGTTACCTCTGCACCACTCGTGTCTTTCGCAACAATCGTGTAGGTGCTTGTAGTCGGTACTGAGGCTATCTGGTACTCCTGATTAAGCACCGCAGCAATGATATTGCCACCTAGAGATGCAGCATCGCTAAACGTCACAAAGTCATTTACAACAGCGCCATGCGCGGTGTCAGTGACAGTGATCGTTGAGGAACCATTGGTCGCAGCAAAGGTAACGTCACCTGCTGACGTTGTGGACCGCAACGGCGTTACGTCGTTTAGGGTGTTACCCTCGGTCACATAAAATTTTAAGTTAGTCCCAACCCCAATGTACTTTATAGACTCAAGAGACGCCCAGTTGTGTATTGATCTCGCAACACCAAGAAACGCTGACTGAACCAGCTTTTGCCATCCTCCGATCTTTTCGACCCTTCCCTCACGGAAGCGGATTTTGTCGGAGTCAAACCAGCCTGAATCTGCCGTGTACTCTGTGCCCTCTTTATTGACACCAGGTGCAAACTGTATTTTTGCTAAAGGCATTATTAGAAAAAGCCGCCCAAGCCACCCTGATCAAACAGTTGGTATTCTTGGGGGGGTATCATTGATCTAGGAACACCATAGTTTGGCGTGAAGCCCCTGCCTTGGTACATCGTGGGGCTGCCAAGTCTTGACGGCAACGCAGGCTGGTATCTAGGCATTGGCATAGGCCCAGGGAACCCACCATATCCAGGCATAAGCCCAGGCATAGGCTCTGGCCTAATATTTCCATATCTAGGCATTGGCATAGGCTGAGGCCGTGGTTGTTGAAACCTTGGCGGCAACCGGGGAGGGAAATTGCCATATCCAGGCATTCGCCGGGGAGGGAAATTGCCATATCTAGGCATTGGCATAGGCTGAGGTAATCGGTTGTAATCAGGCTGCGGTTGCGGCTGAGGGAATGGCTGAAATCTACCCGGAGGTAACACTCGACCTGGACCACGATATCTCATGTCGGTAATCCGACCCGCTTCCCTTTGGAACCTTTCTTGAGCTCCCCCTCGGGGCACGTATTGGCCACCGCCAGCCCCGACTTCTGGAACGAGAGGAATGTAATCCTTTCCAGCTATCGGGGGCGAACCCCCCTTCAAAAAATCCCCAAGTCCCCCGAATGCTGCGCCTAACTGCCGCCGCGCCACTGCATCTAATTGTTCTTGGCCTGTTGTCGCTCTTGGCCCCATCTCCGGCATTGCGACTCCGGGGGAGAGTTCGAATGGGTCTCTCGCTCTTTGGTCTCTCACTCTTTGGTCCATCACGGGGGGAGTATTAATGCCCACTAGTTGATTCGGAGGCTGCTGTTGCATACCAAATCCGCCGCCAAACCCACCTCCAAACTGCGGAGGTTGCCCAAACTGAGGCTGAGAAAACCCACCCGTCCCCATGCCAAAACCACCACTAAATTGCTGATTTTGACCAAACCCGGCTGGTTGATAAGGGACAGATTGGCCGCCGCCTTTACCGCCCATTGGTGCGCTTCTTGCCATTATTGATACTCGCCTGTACGAATCATTTCAGTTACTTCGACTGCTCTGTTTCCAACTTGCTGGCTCCACCTACTATCCATAAATTCATTGGCAGCAGCATCATATTGGCCGTGCGCCATTGCTTCCAAAGCGTTCACAAAACTCCGCAGTCTGGTCAAGCCCAGGTTAAATGCGATGTCTATCATCGCGTCACGTCGAGCTTCATCAAGATCCGAAAACCAAGGGAAGCTTCTGCCTAACTCGTTTTGCACTCGTTCAATATCATTGATCAGAAGGAAATCTACTTCGTCCTTGGATAGACCTAAACCACCTTCTGAGATGTTTCGGCCAACGCCAATCGTCTCATAGCCTTCAGAGCACATGTACACCTTGTAACGCACACCCTCGTGAAGTCTTAGCATTTCGATGAGTTTACTCATTTCTCCCTCGACACATGATTGACCTTCTCATATGAGCGCATCGCTCCAAGTCCCAGCATTCCCATCATGACGGGCACTAGCAGCGTTGTGTCAACCTCTGGAACCTCGATCCAGATAGAGAGGACATTAGCAATGATCGTGTTGTACAGCAGTCCAAGCATACACACCCAGCCGATAGCGGGACGCCATCCAGCTACAAACAGACTCTTGTGAGCAGCCTCGACTTTGTTGATCTCCAACTGGCCTTTGAGTGCTTCGTGAGCATGTCGCTCCGACATCGTAGCGATCTCATGGGCTAGGGCATTCTTCTGATCTTTGTCCTCGATGAACTTATCGAGCAGTCCAGATACTGGCCCTATCAATGCGTTGACAATGCTCATTTGCTATTCCTATTCGACCAAGCTTGAGCGCCAAAGAATGCCGCCAAAATACCTGCCACGGAAACAAAGTAGACAGAGGCCATGTCCCCCAGGATTCCTGCTGCTTGCTCCAGTCCTATCCACGCTGAACAAACGACTAGACTGGGATACAGCAACATGCCCCAGAGGCTGAACCACGCCATTGTCTTCTGAGCATTCGCTCGCTCAAACTGAAGGCGTAAGCTTTGAAGTTCCTTGCTTGTCTCAAGCTCTTCATCAGTCACCACGCCATCGCCATCAGCATCGTAGTCAGCGTAGTCAGAATTCGGTTCTAATTTTTTTGCATTCATAATTTTAT